GGATGTACTGGGCATAGGTTATCCTCACGTAGTGATGTCTTGCCATGTGGGCGTAGTGGCTGGAGCCACAGGTGTCCATGTATTTATATCAGGTGGGTCAACTTGTGTCCACAGCGAACCACCTGAAGGAGTAACAGCTGTCCAGACAGGTACATTTGTGGTGCCAATGTCATCCCAGTTATCTGCCGTAGGCGGACGTATCCACCCCCATACTAGCGCGTTACCGACAAGCCCCGTAGCGGAAACCCCAGTTGAAATTACGACTGCACCTGCTGCGACCTGAGCCTGCCCCACTTGGCCGGTGGCGGAAACTCCTGTAGCAGAAACATCTGCACCGGCGCGGCCAATAGCGTCACCAACTGCGCCAGAGGCGGACACACCTGTAACGGATACGTCCGCGCCCGCGCGACCAATAGCATCGCCTACAAATCCTGTGGCGGAAACTCCTGTAGCAGAAACATCTGCACCGGCGCGGCCAATAGCGTCACCAACTGCGCCAGAGGCGGACACACCTGTAGGGGTTACAAGCGCGGTTCCAGTTACGGTTACGTTACCAACCGCGCCAGTGGCCGATACGCCTGTCACTATGACAGGCGCTGACTCGCCCCAAGCACCGGAAGACCACGTGCCACGGCTCCAGCCCGTTAGGGTCGTGTTAGCCATGACAACCTCCTAGATTTAGGCGATGCGGACGATGGCGTTGCTTGCGTCGGCCGCTGGGAACTGTACGGTGAATGTACCCGTCGTAGAGATTTTGTCCGAACCAAAGTCAAGCACGGCTACCGCACGGTTGGACTTGGACGAGTTGTAGATCAGTGCGCCACGCGCAGTGATGGTCGCAGAGGTGAACGAGATGTCTGCAAAGTCCAAGAAGGCTGTCGTGCCCGACGATGTCGGCGTGACGTTCGTAAGCGTGCCACCACCAGCCGTGTAGGTGCCCGAGTTGCCTACTTCATTTGTCGCTGAGTACACCGTTGTTGCCGCGTCTAGGTTGGCCGAGCTCGTGTAAAGAGCCAGCTTGAACACATCCCCAGTGGACGTCGTGAAGTTGTGGATAGCCTGCAGAATCTCTACTTTGAAAGACGTGCATAGCGCCTGAGTAATTGCCATTCTGGCCTCCTAAGTTTGAGTGCGGCCTTAGCCTGCCCCTCCGGTTCTAGACATCGTTCCGTCACGGTAATCATCCCGCTTTGACCGTAGGTCAATACCGAACAGCTGCATCATAGCCTCATTATACCTGCCGGTATATAGCTGCAACATATCCCCGTCACCCTTCAGGTAGCTGTACGCCTCAACCAGCGAGCCATACAACAGCGCAGATTCGGCATTCTCACCAAGCCACGAGGTCGATGTGGTGCTGATAGATGGGGGGTCGTAGTAGTAATGCAGCTCCACACTGTACGCTGCGTTCGGGGTTGGCCCAAGAATGAAGTTGCCATCGCTTAGCCCCGTCTGGTCACCATCGAACTGGGCATAGTACTTGGGCACGCCCGTCGTGGAAGCACGCGGGTAAGCCTCGCGGATGAAGTTCACGTCCTTGTCGTAGAGGTATACGTAGTCCCCATCAGCCTCAATCACAGCAAGCGAGAACACAGAAAGGAAGTCCGACGGACGCGCCAAATACGGAACGCCCGAAGTCAGCGTGCCCGTCGCATTCTTTCTAAGTTCAGGGATTTGCACCGACCGATAGATGCGCTCCTCGGCCTGCTTAACGAACATAGGAATATTATTGACGAACGATGTCTCGGTCGTCTCTAGGTAATCCTGCAGTGCCTGCCTGAGTTCAGCGTAGTTCATCTATCAGCCCTTATAATTTCCGCCCTTGGTAGCTGCGCCCATACCCCGGCACTTACCGCCCATAGCCATCTTAGATGTCTTACCACCCTTGGCCATCTTACCGATGCCGTCAGCGGCGAAAGCGGGAACTTTCTTGCCCCCCTTTTCCACCATCTTCAGCTTACCACCCATGGCTTTTTTCTGTACTTGGCTTGCTGCACGGCGGGCTTCAACATCGGCTTTGTTCTTATCAAAGTTCTGAATGCCCTTCTTCGTGGTGCTTTCGGGCGCCGATTTACCATCAGTACCACCATCCATAAACTTCAGTGCCAGATTAACTAACTCCAATCTTTTAAGGTCGCCGCTCTTCGAGCTCAAACCTGCTGGGCGTGGCGGTGGAGCCTTACTCTGCCGAGTCAGACCTGCGGGCCGTGGTGGTGGAGCCTTGCTTTGCGGAGTCAAACCTGCTGGGCGTGGTGGTGGAGCCTTACTCTGCCGAGTCAGACCTGCGGGCCGTGGTGGTGGAGCTTTGTCCTGCCGGGCTGCGGGATCAGACGGGCCTCGCGCAATCTGGTATTCTGGGCTTACTCCTACACCGCGGCGCTTTGCGCGCATAGCGTCCAAGTCGGTGCTTGAGAGTTTAGGAGTGGCAATGCCCGCCGCACGGGCCGGTTTAGGTTTATCGACCATTTTCATGCTCCATCTGTTGTGACAACAGTCACGGTTCCAACTGATCCTACCATATCCTGTATTGGGTTCCAAACAGGATTCCACCCGAACAGGCCGTTACCCGGCGCGTAGTCTGGGCGTGGGTCTCGCAGCGACTGCGGGTCGTTAATTTTTACACGGCCAAGGAAGTTCTGTGGCTGATCTGGATCGACAATATCTTTGCCGACACGGAATCCAGTCTTCTTGCCGTTTTGGATTTCCCATACGAGATCGCCGAGCTTGTAGCGGAAACCGCTCTTATCACAGATACCAAAGGCGTGTTTACCGCGTGCATATGCCGGCATGATTCACCCAAACATCATAGTGTCAAAGGGTACGAAATTCACAGAAGAGCGGTCGCGGTCTTCACCCGCAGCTAGCTCAAACTGCTCGTCGTATATCTGTTTTAGCGGGAGGACACGCGGAAGCGCTTCGGGCTTCTTCATGGCGATGTAGTAAGCCAGACCTGAAACAAGTGCGGGTACAAAGCGCGGTGGGACAGAGACTGTTTCCCCACCAATACCAGACGCCAGACCATCAATGCCCTTCAGTCGGTAGTAAAACAGCGTGTAGCTCTGTGAGTTGTCCGGTGTGGGCCACAATGTGACCGTCGTGCTAGTCGGGAGCCGCTGCACGAATATCTGCGTAGGTCGTCCAGTGATCTGCTTGTTCGTCTGCTGTGCATAAGTTGATACAGATATGCGCTCCAGCTTGGTATCTACCTGTGATGTACCTGTGCCGGTACGCAGCTGGTGTTCGATGATGTCGATTGTATCGGCCGGAAGCGTGTATACTGTAGTTCCCGCGGTCAGCGCGAGCGTACCAGCTTCGATGGTGAACAGGTTCAAACCTTTGTTGGCCCACTCCAGCGTGAGCAGGTTCAAACTGCGGCGTGCGGTCTTTAGGTCGTACCCAGAGCGCATTTCCAAACCAGCCCGCTCGAAGGCTTCCTCGAAGAGTTCCGGTAGGTCTGGCACAACGACGGACATGGCTATTTCCTAAACTTGGCGGTCTTAGCCGCTATCTTCTTCGGTTGTGCCACAAATTGCTTGCCTTTGCGAGTACCTTCGCGTTTGGCACGTGTGGTGGCGGCATACTCAGCGTCGCTTAGAGATTCGCGGGCTTTTTTGGGTAGGTACCGTTCCCCTGTGGCTTTTGAGCCTTGTGTCGACGGTTTACCGCTGCGTGTGCCCCACTCTTCTTTTGTCCACTTCTTCAGGCTCTTTTGGGGCGCTTTCAATCTTTATACCCCCCACCTTTGGCCTTGTATTGTTGCGCCAACATCTGCGCCTTGCGTGCGCTCCACTGGCCCGGGCTGCCGCCTTTACCGCCCGCTTTGATACTCTCAAACAAGGTCTTACGCATGGTAGGTTTGGTGTAGTTACCTGCGGCGTTGACCTTTGATTTTGATTTAGCGGGCGGTTTTGGCATCACTTAAACCCCTTGGAGCATTTGCCTGCGGCCGAGCAGCTGCCCGGATTCCCGCACTGACGGCACGGTACAAACTGCGTTGTCGCAACAACGCCGGTCACATACACTTCGGTGTTCTCCACCGCTGGCGCAGGCGCCTTGGTTGTCGGCTTTCTGCTCATCGCATAGTCCCCTTGGTTTTGCCCTTCATGCAGCAGCCATCGCCGCGGCTGGCCATACCACCTTTGGCGTAACCCATAACGGCTCCGCCATCGGCTTTCTTAGTGACCTTGCCGCCTTTTTTCATGCCTGCTGCTCGGCGATTAAGCATCGCCTCTATCATACCTGCTTGGGGCGTACCGGGGGCCGCTCGCGTCATTCCACCCGGGCCCATGCTTCCACCCATACCACTACCCGGGCCCATGGTTCCGGGGCGAGGAGGCATAACGGGGCGAGGAGGCCCTTCACCACGAGGGGGCATATTACGAATCGCTTCAAGCGCGCCGGGGCTAGGGGGCTTTGGGCCTGCACCCATGCCGGGACGAGGAGCCATACCACTACCCGGGCCCATGGTTCCGGGCATACCGGGACGGGCCATACCGCCCATCATCATTTTTTTGACCTTCTTAGACTTCGGGGCAGTAGAAATCTCTTTGCCCATATTTCCGCGGTTCATCATTTCTTCGTACCTTTCTTGGCTACGCCCTTGATAGAGCCTTTGTTTTCTGCGGCATAGAAGACTCTATCTCCGCGATCCTTGCCATAGGTCTTCTCCATGGCTTTCTTGATCTTCTTACCCTTAGCTGTCAGTGGCATAGTTTACCTCAGCAGTTCCATGCGCGCAGCGAGAGCGCCTTACGTGTCGGTTTACCCTTTTCGTCTTTCATGGGGCCGGGCATGCCACTCATGCGGGCGCAGAAAGACTTGCGCCGCCCTGCATCTTTCTTGTTCTTCGGATTCGGAGCGGGTGGCTTTAGGTTCATACCCTGAGCCTTGGCGGACGCCCGCCCTTTTGCATTCAGGCCCCCTTTCGGGTCTTTGCCTTCTTTGCGAGTCCACGCAGGTGTTTTAGGTTTGGCCAACTTCCGCCTCCATTGCAGCTACAACGCGGCAAAACCTAACCACATCACTGTGCAGGAACTCCGCTTTGCATACATTGTACATATACACGACCAGCTGCACGTTGTCTTTAGCATACACACCAGCGCTGTAGATGCGATCTACAGACGGCATCCAAGGATTTCTCGCGTGGTTACTGTTCCACATCTGAGAGGTTAAATCGAACGGAATACCCGTGACCTCGCAGTGGCCGGAAATAATTTTCTCTTCGATCCATAGGGAGCCGAAGTCTGGTGCAGGCCACCCCATATCCCTCGATCTCTTTTTCACATTACTATATAGGCTTT